GCCATTTATGAATGTGCCGATGATTGGTGTAGTAAACAAGTTACAACAAACGGACTAGCAGGTTATTTTAAAGCGTATTATGCGACTAAAGGAAACGATCAAATTAGTGAAGAAAGCACTGAAGCATCCTGAAATGTATTCTGAGGAAGAACTCAGATATATGCGTCAGGCAAAAAGAAATGCTAAAGCACAACTTAAATTGAAACAACTGAGAAAACTACAGAATGACAGTAAAACTGATTCAGATAACACCAAATCCTGAGGAGCAAATAGCGTATATCGCTAGGGTCTCTAATCCCAACAATCAGGATAATCCAGATTATGCTAAGTTGCTTGCTTATTGTATTAAGCATCAACATTGGTCTATATTTGAACAAGCATTTATGACACTTGAGATCGAGACCACTAGAGGTCTTGCTGCTCAGATATTGCGTCATAGATCTTTCACCTTTCAGGAATTTTCCCAAAGGTATGCTGACACCTCTTTAATGACAAAGGGTTATGCAATACCTTTACCAGAATTAAGAAGGCAGGATAAGAAGAATCGTCAGAATTCTACAGATGATCTAGATCCAGAAAAGGTGAAAATGTTGAATAAAGAGATTTTTCAACATTTCCATGATGCTCAGGATCTCTATCGTTATATGATAGATATGGGCGTTGCTAAAGAATGTGCCAGATTTGTATTACCACTTGCTGTACCAACTAGACTGTATATGAGTGGTAGTGTAAGATCGTGGATACACTACATTGACCTTAGATCTAATCATGGTACTCAGAAGGAGCATAAGGTTATTGCAGAGGAATGTAGAGAGATATTTAAGGAACAACTTCCTGTAGTCTCTGAGGCATTGGGATGGTAGTTAAGGTACATCAATTTAAAAATGAACCTCCAGAAACACCATATGCACCATTATGGGATTTTGTTATTGCTGAAAAGGAGACTGATCTTGATGTAGATGAACTTAGTTATATAATTTTATCTAAGGAAAAGGAAATTATAGAGGAATATCCAGAAGGATGGGCAAATCAACCAGTACATGATGGATATACTGGATTGGGAACAGATAGTTTAACTGCTAGATTTAAATATTTTAATGTATTAAAATGGGATTATCCAGTATGTAAAGATCTTCATAATGAGATTAGAATGTTTCATGATCAATATGTAAGTAATACTACTGATGGTAAGTTTGATGCTAGATTTAAGGTTAGATGTTGGGCAAATGTAATGCGTAAAGGTCAAAAGATTAATAAGCATTGTCATGCAACTCATCCACATTCTTATCTCAGTGGTCATTTCACAGTAGCATGTCATGATACATCTACCATATATTATCATCCTTATAATCAAGAAACATATCCTTTAAAAAATTCTTCTAATAGTATGACTTTGTTTCCTACATGGATGGCACATAGTACATCTTCTCACGAAGTAGATATTCCTCGAATTACTATTGCTTTTGATATACTCTTGTATAGTACTCCAGTAGAAGATTTAAACACCTTTTATGGTGATGATCACCGAAGTGCTATGAACCAAGAGGACAATTTAGTCCCCCTCTAAATAACACTACCTTGTAAAGTTTTATGGCTACCTATCCTGTTGTTAACAAAGAGACTGGCGAGCAGAAAGAAGTCGCAATGAGCATCACAGAATGGTCTAAATGGTGCGAAGATAATCCTGACTGGCAGAGAGACTGGTCTGACCCATCAACAATGCCTGGTGTAGGAGAAGTTGGTGAATGGAAGGATAAACTTAGAAAATCTAAACCTGGTTGGAATGAGGTCTTAGGAAGAGCTCAGAAAACAGGTCAAAATCGCCAAAAACTTACTTTAGACTAATATGCCACGCAAAAGAAAAACTGCTTCAGTTGTTACTGGTATTGGCATGACTGCCAAACAGATGAAAAGGAAGAAACCTATTAGTAGTGATTTCTTAAATGACATCCAACCATTAACAGAGAATCAAAAAAAGTTTTTTAGTGATTATCAGGCAGGTAAACATCTCTTTGCATATGGTTGTGCTGGTACAGGAAAGACCTTTATAGCACTCTACAACGCTCTTAAAGAGGTATTAGATCATACGACACCCTATCAGAAGATCTACATGGTTAGGTCTCTTGTAAGCACTCGTGAGATTGGTTTCCTACCTGGTGACCATGAAGATAAATCTGCACTATATCAGATTCCTTATAAGAACATGGTGAAATACATGTTTGAGATGAATACTGATGCAGATTTTGAGATGTTGTATGGAAACCTCAAGATGCAGGAGACCATTTCCTTTTGGAGTACTTCTTTTATAAGGGGAACTACACTTGATAATGCTATTGTAATAGTAGATGAGTGCCAAAACTTGAATTTTCACGAACTTGATAGTATAATAACAAGAGTTGGAGAAGACACCAAAATTCTTTTCTGTGGTGATGCCACTCAGAGTGACCTTACCAGAGATAAAGAGAGAAATGGTATCATTGACTTTATGAGAATTCTGCAACAGATGGAATCATTTTCATGTATCGAATTCGGTCTTGAAGATATAGTCCGTTCAGGTCTATGTAAAGAGTATCTAACTACCAAACACGCAATGTCTATGTAATGTTTAATCATGTACCAGCTAATCTCCCTCTATTAGAGAGAGAAACTATTGATGGTGTTAGATTTTATAAAGTTCCCAATGAGGATGAATTTTTAAAATTAGTATCAATCACTTCAGTGACTTCTCATTGGAGTAGAGAAAAGTTTGCTAAGTGGAGAAAAAAGGTAGGAGAGGAGAAAGCTAACGAGATTACTCGTAAAGCAACTGCTCGTGGAACTGACATGCATAGCATGACAGAGCATTATCTATTAAATGAAGATCTTCCTAAGGTTAACCCAATGGGAGATATGTTATTTAAGATTGCTAAACCTACTCTTAAGAAGATTGATAACATTCATTCTTTAGAAGGTTCTCTTTATAGTAAAGAATTGGGTATTGCAGGTACAGTAGACTGTATAGCAGAGTATGAGGGGGAATTATCAGTCATTGACTTTAAGACTTCTAAAGCACCTAAACCACGAGAGTGGATTGATGGTTACTTTGTACAAGCAGCAGCATATGCGTGTATGTATTATGAACTAACAGGTATTGCTGTCAAAAAACTAGTCATTATAATGGCATGTGAAGACGGTGAATGTGTTGTTTATGAAGAACGAGATAAGTTGAAATATATGAGACTACTCGTTACTTACATTGAAAACTTTTTAACTCACCAACTTCAATTACATGGAAAATGAATTTACACAGGCATTAGACAAGAAATTTATGAATTCTGCAAAATTTGCAGTTGAAATAGAAAAACTTGTTAAAAATGAGAAACTCAATTACATTGATGCAATAGTTCTCTTTTGTGAAGAAAATAGTATTGAGATTGATTCTATTAGTAAGTTAATTTCAAAACCTCTTAAGGAGAAACTTAAATGTGATGCCCAACAGTTAAACTTTATGAAGAAAACTACTCGTGCTAAACTCCCTCTCTAATCCTAATACTCCTCATTATAAAGAGTTTAAAAAATGGGTTCTTGGACCTCAATTTTTTTGGACTTGGCATGAAGAAGGTGGTGTGTCATTACAACATCTTGCTAAGGCAGGTATTAGTAAAAAATTCTATCCAACCATAGAGAATGAAGATAATCAAAATGTACCTTTTTATACTAGAACTTTTATTAGAAGACCAGAGATTAGAAAGTATCCTTCAGTAGATCAAGCTGACCCTTCTGAAGTTGATAATGTAGTTAAGGTATTATCAGAAATATTTGAGCATAATAATCTTCCATTACATAGTTTATTGAGATTATCTGTTAATGCTTGTCATCCAGAAAAAGAAATTATATCATCCTATCCACATTATGATCACGATTTTCCACATAAAAATCTTATCATATATTTGACGGATGCAGGTGGTTCAACTTTTGTGGACGGTGAGGAGCATAATCCTAAAGAAGATGATGTTATACACTTTACTGGGCAGCATTATCACAAAACTCCTGCGGAAAACCGAAGGGTGATTTTAGTCGCAACTATGGTATAATACAGATAAATAGTAGTGTTCAGAGAGGAGTTATGGCAGATTTCTTTGAGTCAGATATTGTCCGAGAGGAGATGGAGACTATTAATGAAATGCAGGAGGAGATTTATAGCAAAGTCTTTGACTTCCCACAACTTCCCCATGAAGAACAACTAGATCATTTAGATTCATTGATGGATTTGCTTGAAAAACAGCAGATTCTTTATACTCGTATGAAACTATCTGATGACCCTCGTGCTAAAGAGATGGCTGACAATGTTCGGGCATCTGCTATAGTAATGGGGTTCCCTAAGGATGTTGATTGTAATCTTCTGTTTGCTAACATGAAGAACACTTTAGAAAGAGTCCGTAAGGGTATTGACAAGGGAGCATGACCGCCCTATAATAGAGTCGTACAAAAAGCCAAATCTAACTAAACACAGGCCAAATCTATGTCTTTCGCATCGCTTAAAAAGCAATCATCTCTTGGTAGTCTAACTGCCAAACTTGTTAAAGAAGTTGAAAAAACTAATTCAACAAACAAAGGAGATGACCGTCTCTGGAAACCTGAAGTTGACAAAGCAGGTAACGGATACGCCGTAATAAGATTTTTACCAGCACCCGATGGAGAAGATCTTCCTTGGGTAAAACTATACTCTCACGCCTTTCAAGGACCAGGTGGATGGTATATTGAGAATTCACTAACTACAGTGAATCAGAAAGATCCTTGCTCAGAGCACAATACTACTCTTTGGAACAGTGGAGTAGAGTCTGATAAGCAGATTGCTCGTAATCAAAAGCGTAAGCTTGCTTATTATGCAAACATCTATGTTGTAAAGGATCCTTCCAACCCTTCTAATGAAGGTCAAGTATTCCTTTATAAGTTTGGTAAGAAGATCTTTGATAAGATCATGGGTGCAATGCAACCAGAGTTTGAGGATGAGACTCCAATCAATCCTTTTGATTTCTGGCAAGGTGCAGACTTTAAGGTTAAGATTAAGAAGGTAGCAGGTTTCTGGAACTATGATAGTTCTGAGTTTGCTGCTCCTAAACCACTTCTTAAAGACGATGATGCACTTGAATCATTGTGGAAGAAGGAGTATTCCTTACAGGAGTTAGTTTCTGCTGATAAGTTTAAAACTTATGATGAACTCAAGAAGCGTCTTGAGTCCGTTCTGAAACTTACTGCTGCACCTGCTCGTTCAGTAGTTGAAGAAGAGGATGTTGATCGTGAACCTGCTCCAGTTGCAGCAGCACCTGCAGCAGATGATGATGCACTATCCTACTTTCAGCAGTTAGCTGAAGAGTAAGGTATAAATAAAGGAGAGGTTTATCCTCTCCTTTTTGTTTTTTTCAATCAAGTAAAATGGCTGCATACAAAGGCACTCACTATATTTGCACTTACCATACTGGTAATACTGCTAACACAAAGCAAATAGAAGTATATGCAAAGGATGATACTGATGCTAAGTCAAAGATCCTTATTGCATTTCCTAACGCACAAAATTTAGTTTGCTCTGCTGGCGAAAATAACTAATGTCACGCAATAAAGTTATCGCATATGCCGATGCTAACGGTAACTGTAGAGTAGTAATCCCCACAATGGATTGTGCTCTATCAGATGATGCTGTTATAGCAAAGGACATTCCAACATCTAACTATTCAGTTATTGATCCTTCGACTTTACCCTCTAAGGATTTTAGATCTGCGTGGGTATATGATCATGCCTTAAAATCTGTTACAACAGATCTTACTAAAGCAAAGACACTTACTACTGAGATATTAGAATCACAGTATCTTGCTATAAAAAAAGAGAACACAGATATACAAGCAATAGCAGATATGAAGGGAGAATCTGCATCACTTAAATCTAATCCCTCAGTTCCATATACAACCATTAATAACGCAACTACATTACCACAACTTGAAGCATTGATTTAAAATGACGGTCAGAGATGATTTAGATGATGATAGGACTTTTTCTGAAATGGCAGAAGGAGCAAAAAATTATAACAGATCCTTTGAGGATCCTTTTTATCCATTTGCTATAAATGAAGAAGCTATTGAGCAATTGGATGCTTATCTAGATTATTTAAAGGAAGATGATAGACACTTTAGAAGGGAATTAGTTGCTCATGAAGGATCTGCTGGTGTACCAGCAGACGATAAGTTTAGAGTGTGTTCCATTCACCCAGTACAGGAAGACTCTATTGTCTTTAGTATTGGTAGATCTTTATTTAATGCTATTAATGACCAGAATTATCAATTTGATATCAATACCTATGAATTTCAGATACTTAAGTATGATGTAGGTGGAAATTTCCAGTGGCATTGTGACTATGGAATTGCTCCAAAGAAAACTGTCTGGAGAAAGTTAAGCATGAGTGTGCAACTTTCTGATGCAGAAGATTATGAAGGTGGAGAATTAATATTAGTTGATTATTTTAACAGGCATTGTCAGATAGACAATCAAAAAGGAGATTGTGTTATTTTTGATTCTAGATGTCCACATAAAGCTAGTCACATAACTAAAGGAACTAGATATGTTCTTGTTGGATGGGCAAGTGGACCTAAAATGAGATAATTAAATTTCAGGGTTTGAAGCAAGTTTGGTTGTTCTATCGATAGTTTGTGAACTTTTCTTATAGAATACCTCGTTTCTCATATCCAACAAGAAGGTAGTTAGATATCCCCTTTTCATTACTTTAATAGTTCTATTCTTTTCATTTTTTCTGGTTTCTGCTAACCAGTTAGATACCCCTATAACAAGAGGGATATCACTATCAATGGAAAGATTTATATTATGTGTGTCTGGGTCAGGTATTGTAAATGATCTATCAACTACTTTACCTGCAGGAAGAATTAATCTTCCTTCTGCATCCCTAACTTCTCTTGTTTCATAAAATTGAGTAGCATTTATATCTCCACCATATTTTTCATTACAATATTTCCATAATGCTCTGTTAGACATTGGCCATTGATCTCTAACATTCATAATATTTGCTACTGTTAATACTATCCAATCATATTTTAAGTCACCATATAATTCTTCAGCAACATCTTGTGGAGTTTCACCGTCAGAAATAGT